GACGCGCCCTCGCGCGTCGATCCGTTCCACTCGAACGGGATCCCGATGTAATCGTTCCACCAGTTAGAAGATGCCGGGGAACGTCGAGGGCGAGAAGGTTGCACTTGGGAAGGGCTCCGTTAGGAAGTTGTCGATCGTCAGGTCGATGTCCATCACGTCGGCGTTATAACCGACCGACGCCGCCACGAGCCCAGAGACGCTCTGCAAGACGGTGGTCGGGTCGCTGGCCTCGATGACCTTGAGCGCGAACGTCGCGCGCGTGCGCTGCCCTGCTATCGAGCGCAGGACGGCAAGCTCGGTCGTCACGTTCGAGATCGTGAGCCGCGCTCGCACTTGCAGCTCCGGATCGTCGGGCGGTAGCGTCACCGAGAACGGGAACGCGAGGTAGGTCGTCGCGCCCGCGACGATGTTCTCGGTGTTGTTGACGAGGTAATAAGTGCCGATGTCTGGGTGATAGATCTCGAGCAGGACGAGGAACGCGCTCGTCGTCGTCTGCTTGTTGATCGCCGTGATCACCGCTGTTGGGAGAGAGCGCGCCATTTACGGAAGCACCTCGAGCATCAGGTCCATGCGCCATTGAACGGTCGTCGCTGTGTTGCCCCCGGAGACGCCGGAAAGAGAAGGGGGCTGCACGAAGCGCGCAGAGACCGTCGAGAAGTCGACCGGATCGGTGAAGTCGAAGGCGTCGGTCCCCTCGGAGATGGTCGTCTTGTAGAAGGTCTCGAACGACGCGCGCTGCGTGCCCGTCAAGAGCATCGAGCCAGACAAGAAGCGCGCCGTCGCGGTGAACCGCTTGCGCTGCTTGTAAGGCCCGGTGTCGGTCGTGGATCGAATGAACCCCTGTTGCCGGGTGTCCTGCACGCCGAGCTCGAAGTATTGCGGAAGCGTAACCGGCCAGACTGCCATCTCTTAGCCCCTCTGTTGCAAGCGGTTGGAGATCCCGAAGGTCGACTTGATCGCTCGGTAGGTCGGCCCGCCGCCGGTGATGTCCTGCGCGATTGCGCGACCGATCTCGACGATGATGTTCCCCATATTGTCCGAAGACGTCGACGCCTCTTGCCCGCTGTAATTGTTGATCGTGATCTTGGGCGCGCTGTTCCCGTTCGCTGCGGCGACGCCGAGCTTGCCGTCGGATCCCCGGGAGAGCGGCATGATCGCCTCGGGCCCGGCTTCGCCCATGAGCCCCGTCCCATTGGCGAACGGGAAGACCGTCGGCCCAGAGACGATGCCGCCCTTTGCGAAGGGCACGAACCCGCGCTGATCGAATACGTTCCCATCCTCGCTAAATAGGCCCTTGATCCCCGAGGCGATCGGCGCTGCGAATTGCTGCGCGAAAAGATCCTGCGCGACCTTGGCGAGGACGTTCGAGGCAAAACTGAGCAGAGCGTCTCCGAGCGTCGCGGTCCCGTTGAGCACCGAGGCGAATGCGACGTTGAGCTCGTTCTCGACAGTGTCCGCGAGCCCAGAGATGAGCTGTCCGAGCGGATCGAACTTTAAGGTAAGCTCCTCGACCGAGCGCGCGTAGAGATCTGCGTCCATCGCGCCGGAGGCGTGCAAAGCGGAGATCTCGGCGAGCCCTGCGGCGTATTTTTCTGCATCCGTCAGGGTCGCATCATAATAACGCTTTATGTCGGATGCTGCCGAGCTCGCCGCCTTGGATCCGCCTTTTAGCTCCGCGTTGAGATCTGCGAGCGCCTTTTGTGCCTCGGCGGCTGCGACCGTATTCGCGATATATTCGTCGCGCTGTCTATTGATAGCGGCTGCTGGCGCGTCTGGGAGCCCCTTAGGCATAGGGAACCGCGTCTCCGCAAGGGCGCGTGCTTCCCCGATCTTATCTCCCTTAAATTGAAGTCGGATCTCTGCCTCGGTGCGCGCTGTTAAGCTCTGCGCCGATAGCGTTATAGCGTTAGATGCTGCCCGGTTTATCTCGTCGGCCAGCGCGCTTGCGGAAGCTGCCGCCTCATCTATCTCACCTTTTCCATAAGATAATTGGTTGAGTTTCAACGCTTCTTCAACGACTTTAATGAGCATTCCAAAAAGCGCGTCGCCCTCGTCAGTAGCACTGCGAAGCCCGTCGGTGCTCTCATAAAGCAGATCCGCGAGCTTCTGAGCTGCGGTTGACTGCTCCTCAAATGTTCTCGCTTCACTGAGACGTGCAAAGGCTGCGGCGAGCTCGCTTCCTGTGCCTTCTGCCGCGCCAAGCGTTTGCTCTAGCTCGGCGACGCCTATTGTATAATCTAAAAGCGCGGTTTTGGCGTCTAAGTAAGCCCCTTGCTGCTCGTATAGCTGATCTAGGCGCGTCTGCTCTGCGTCTGTTAGATCACGCGACACGCCCTCGAGGTTAGCGATTTCAGATGCCGCACTCGCTAGGCCCTCATTGTAGACCGCGTAACGCGTTGTGAGCGCGTCTAGATCCGCTGCGCTGTATCCGCCGAGCTGCCCAAGCCCTGCCCCTGCGACTGCGGAAGCCGCCTGCCCGAATGCCTGCTTTGCGTGCAGCTCTGCGATCTCGCGCTGGATCTCTAAGAAGTGCTGCGCCGCGTCCGAGTTTGCGCCATAAGTATTCCTGAGATCCGAGAAATCTTGATTTGCCGCTTTTGTTGCTGATCCGAACGCGTTCATCGCGTCGGTCAGCCCTTCCGTGGCCGTCTTGAGATCGTCCGTCCCCTCAGATGCAGAAAAAAGCAGAGGAGCAAATGTAAAAAGCGCGCCAGCCGCAAGACCGATCACGGCCCCGAGCGGGCCGAACCCGCCGAGGAGCTGCGGGAGCTGCTGTCCGAGCGTGCGCGTAATTGGGACGCCCATCTCCATTTGAACAAGGATGTCTTGAAGCTGGAAGCTGGTGTTCTGGATCGCGCCTGAATTGTTCTTAAAGGCGGATCCGAGACCGTTCATCGCCCCGCCCAGCGGGCGCGCAGCATTGCCGACTTTTGCCTGCTCTGCTGCTAATTTATCTGCTGCGGCTGCGGCTTTTTGCTGCTCATTCGCAAGTTTGTTGGTAGCGGTTGCGGCCTGTGCTTCTTCCTTGACCACCTTGCTAAGTTGCTGGACCAGTGCTCTGAGCTGATCCTCTAGAGTGTCAGCCGCCCCCGCCGCACCCTGTGCGGCCTTCTGGACGGATCCCAGCCCTTGCGCGGCCTGCCCTGCACCGGTTGTCTGAACTTCGACGCCGAGCGTGATTAGGTCGATCATTTTTTCGCCCTTTCCTTGTGCCACAAGGCATCGAGTGCAGAGATCGCGTCCACCTCGAGCGGGGTAAACCGGCGACCGGTGAGCTCACTATACGCCAAGACCTCCGAGAATGCTATCGGCGCGTCGGCCTGCCGAGAGCGGTGGAGGCGCAAGAACGTCTCCCAGAGCTCGCCCATTGTCTTTGGGATCTCTGGGAGATCGAGCTCTGGGGGGCGGATCCCTGTCGTCTTCTCGACGTGCTCGTAGTGAGTGCGGATCGAGATCCCGTCCTTGTCAGTCTGCGCGAGCTGGAAGCTGGCCTCGGCGTGCTTTAGGAGCCCGTCGAGGGCCCGGCGAAAAAATTGGCGCGCTCCGATGCTGCGGCGAAGATCTGATCGCGGATCTGGGACGGCATCGCGCCGTAGACCTTTTTCGCGTCTTCAAGTTTTGCATCAGCTCCCCCGGCGTAGACGTGCCAAGCGGTCGTAATAAGCGCCAGAAACGCCATCAGGCGCTCGTCCGGATCTTCGACGCCCAGACGCGCCACCTCGGCCAGAGCGTTGCGGTAGCCCTTGCTGTCGGAGCCGTAGAGCGTGACCGTCTGAGGAGCCCCGTCCTTGTGCAGGACGGGGTCTTTGGTGATCGGGTGCAAGATCGTGTGGGTGTAGGTGTCCCGGAACGTGAGGTCGTTTAGGTCCATCTTTTATCCTTACACGGTCGTGCGGGTGATGCGGAGCTGCGTCCCGGTGCTGCTGTCCTTGAGCGCGACGAAGGGGACCGTGATCAAGCGCGACTGCGGACTGCCGACCGGAACTGCCGCGCCGTTGATCTTGATGCGCGGCATCAGGAAAGTGTAGTTTTTACCGGCGACGCGATCATCCATCACTACCGAGAGCGAGCTCTCGGTCTCGGCCAAGAACTTCGCGATCAAGACTGCGTCTTGATAATAGAGCGTCATTGTGCCCTCGAGCGTCGACATCCCGAACTCCATCTGAGGAGAAATTGCCGAGCCCAAGACGTAAGCCGAGTTGAGGTTATTGTTCAGCGTGAAGTCGAGCGAATTGAGAATGGCGATAGCGGATCCGCCCTCGGTGATCGTCCCCGAGAAGCTGTCGAAGGGCTCGTTCGTCGAATATGCGGTATAAGTGCCGCCGACGGGAGCGGTTGCTGATTGCGCCATGTCCTGACCCATCAGCCCGAAGGTCGCCGTCGTCATCGAGTTTGGTGCGAGCGACATCGCCATCGTGTTGACCATGACCCCCTCGAAGGTCCGGAACTGCGTGATGTCGAGCGCGGCGTCTTGGATCGAGTAGGACTTGACCGTCGTCCCGGTGTTGAGGATGTCCGAGGAGAACGCCCCGAAGAGCGCGCCTTCGAGGAGCCAATCATAATCTGCCGGGCGCATCTCGACGACGATGTCGCCAGAGACCGACCGCTGGCCGTGCCGGTCGATCGACGTCATCCGGTCCGAGGTAATCATATTTGACTGCACGCGGGTCTTTTGCAGATCCAGCGAGTGCGTGTTGAAGGGGATCTGAGCATAGACCGGAGACGACGACGGGGTCGTCCCGTAGGTGACTTCTACGATCTGGGAGAGCCGGGTGCGGGCTCCTTGTGAAAACGGCATGATGAGCCCTCCTTATGAGCTGCTGTAGCTATACCACGAAATCGACACCGTGACGATATACCACGGCGCATCGAGAACGGCGACGCTGCGCTCGGCGTAGCGGAACCGAACCGCCGTTCCGCCGGACGTTAGCCCGGTGTCGACGGAGAATGCCGCGCGGATCGCGTCGGCCAGAGCGTCAGCACCGGCTGGGCCTGTGCCTTCGGGAAGGTGCGCGGTGACGAGGAAGGATCCGTCATGCCGGATCTGCGGCGACGGACCCATGACCGCCGGGCGGCTCGTCACGGGGACGAGCGCCATGCGGACCCACGACGTTCCGGTCGTCGGCACGAATTTGACATTCTCCCAAGCGCGATTGCTCGACGACGGGATCCCCGAGACGTTCGCGATCTGCTGCTCGAGCGCCGCGCGGATGTCCTGCATTACTGTCATGGGATCCCCGTCGCTTTGATGTTCTTGATCTCGGTCACGACCGCCGCCGCGATCGAGCGGGAGCGCGCGAGCACCTTCCGCAGAAACTGCCTGCGCGCCTCGACGAAGATCGCATAGTTTGCCCCGTTGAGAAGATAGATCGACCCGTCGAGCTGTGCCAGCGTCTCGGCCTGCCCTGCGAGGCGCGCCATTGTCATCCCGGGAGCCCCGGTCGTCACTTCACCAGCGGAAGCACCGGGAGACCCTGAGAGCGTCGGAGATAAGAACCACGACGCCCTGAGCCTCCCGGTGATCACCGGCGTGCCCTCCACGACCTCAAGAGAGAGCCGATTTAAATATTCGTTGCGCGCCTGCGCGACGGTGACGCCCGCCTTGGCTGCGAGCTTATCGAAGTCGACCGTGATCTGTTTGAGGATCTGACCGTTCGCCATCATTCCCTCGCTTGGCAGACGTAGGCGAGGATCGAGGAGCCGCTCTTGATTGTCTGCACCGAGACGATCCGGACGGCGTCACCTTCTCCACGCAGCTCGTCGTCGATCTGCGGGGTCTTCGAGATCGCGCTTCCGTTGTAGGTCGCGGCGATCACGGCCTTGCGGTCACCGCGCTGCACCAGCGTGCCGTCGATGTCGCGTGCCGTGTAATTGAGAAAGATCGCGCGGACGCTCTCGTCGGCGTTCGAGCCGCCGGTGACCGTGCCGGTCGAGGGGCTGTAGGATC